GACTAAACGGGCGTTATCAACGGGCGTGCCGACAGGTGGTTGTTTGGTCTTTAGCTCCTTCTGCCACTGCAGCGTTGTCCTGTTCACTAGCTTTCGAACCTGATCGTCCATCAAGCCAGCGATTTGATCGATCCTGATAGTGCGTGCCATGGTCAAGCCCTCAAGATCAGTTCGTAGACAATCGCAGTGTTGTCTTGCTCAATCGTATTGACTTGAATGATCTGATGCACAACGCTGCTGATGACGATGCGATCCTTGGTTTCAGGTGCTGTTGCCACAGCAGAGGCAGCGATCAACAAACGCTTGTCGCCAGCTTGCACCAGCTCGTTAGCCTCCTTCAGGCTTACGTCAGACAGAACGCCTTTGACAGTGCTATCAGACTCTGATTCAGTGATGGCACCCGTAGTGGTGTTATAGCTGCCGCCAGTGACGATGCGAACAGTCACATTACCGCCAAACTTACTGACGACTTTATTGGCAACCTTTCGTAGCGAGGTTGAAAGCGCCATCAGATTTTATACGCGATACACGCCCCATTCTGGAGCCGAATGCTGGTAAAATATCCCGTCAGGTGAGAACCTGAATCCACCGTTGCACCGCTGAAGTTGTCATCAATCACATTGGTGCTGATGATCGTATGGATGGTGCTGTTCTCGTAGAAGTCAATATGCATGAATTTGCCAGTGTGCGTTGTAGTGTCATGAATGACTTCAGCGCCTACTGCGTAGTCAACTGGTGATGAACTGCCGTGGGATTTTGCCATGTCAGATCTTGTAAGCGATCACAACGCCAGAGCTGCTAAGGGTAAAAGCAGTGAACACGCCTTGGATTTCAAACCCAGACGGCAGCGACTCGCCAACCAGGCTGTTGCCAGTCCAGTTCTGTGCTGTCAAAGCACTAAAGCTGGTGTTGTTCTTCAGAATGACGATGCGATTCCACCTGCCAGTATGGGCATCGGTGGTGTTCACAAAGTCAGCACCAATGCTGTAGGACGGATCAATGGCGTTGCTGTTATGCGCCATAATCAGAGCCTATAAGCCACCACAGTGCCGCTTGTCAGCGTGATGCTAGTGAACACGCCACATAGCTCGCAACTCGCCTTGAAAGGGATTGCCGAGAGGGCATTGCCGGTGTAACCGTCTGCGCTGAGGCTGGCAATTACCGAATCCTCAAGTGCAACGATCTTGCCAAAGCGCCCAGTATGAGCACTGGTGTCATCGATGAACTCGGCACCGGGGTAGGCGTAACCCATGAATCAGCTCCGCTTGACGGCAATGTTGCCAGGTCCACTGATTCTAAGTCCGGTGAAATACCGCTCAACCATCGGCGGGATGCGATCAGCACCAGTCGCGCCATAGGTGTTAGGCGTCACGTCTAGGCTGCCGATCTTAACGTTCTTGTAATCTTCCAGACCACTCAGCCCCAGACCATCCTTGTTGTTGTTCAGGTAAACGGCGAGGACCGCCTGCGCCTTCTTGACCTGATCCGGGATCTCGGTATTAGTGAAATAATCAGTTGTGATACGAAACGGAAAGCCCACGGCGTACGTGTTGATGTACGTATCTGGCTTGCGGACTCCAGTGCGCGGCCACTGGAGAGACTGCGTATCAGTCGCACGGGCACCTAAAAAACGTTCACGGTCAATGCGTTGAGCCGCTGTGTACAAAGCTCGATTTTTCTGATCTGTCGTCGCAGAAGCCCAAGCAGTTACATCAGCATCTTGCACCAAGCCATCAATGATGTCGTTGGCATTATTCAGGGTCAGGTAGCTGTTTGCGCTTGCGCCCCCGACCGTTGCGTCGATTGAGATTGCCATCGGGCGGTTCCGAAGATTGGTCAGTTACAAGCTCAGGAGGAGTAGAGGCTGCCGCCAAAGCAGCAGCCTCCAGTTCCCGTGCTCGCTTAAAGGCGAACAACCCCATCGTCAGGAGGCAGCAGCCTTGAAGACGGCGTAGGTCAGCACGATTGCCTGAGACAACGCGCCTGCCGACACATTGCTGACAGTGATCTTGAAAGATCCATCAGCGATGCTATTGGCTTGCACCAGGTAGGAACCAGCAGTTCCAGCAGAACTGTGGTTAACCAGAACGATGTCAGTTGCAGCAACTTCGCTGTTGGTCACCGTAAAGGAGACCTCAACGCCTGCTGCAAGCTCAGCATCGTGCATGGTGATGGCACCACACACCCTGTTCAGGACAACCGTAGTTGCCTTGCTGGTCGCTTGGGTCACGGCACCGCCAGAGACGTAGCCGATTGCCTTGCCAGCAGAAACCTCAAATTGAGAAGCCATGATTAATTAACTCCTCAATCGAAGTTGGAGGTGTTAGTGGCGCGAACGATGCCGAGGTTCTTAAGCTCGTACACCTTCGACCAGTTGCCCACCGTCTCCAGTTGAGCACGAGTTGGGTTGGTGGTAGTCACCGCCCACTTCGAGCCGACCGGGTGGTAGCAATAGTGCAGGTCAATCGACATAGCATCGCTCTTGGCGAGGATGTCACGATCGGTTTCGGTCTGCATCGCCATTTGCTCGCCGCTCGCAACTGCACCTTCGGTGAAGAAGTAAGTTGCGTATTCGGTCGAGGCACCGCTGCCCTCGGTTTGCACATCATCCGAAACGATGACACGCAGACCCATGTAGGTCGGGACAGTGGGATTGCCGTAAGCAGCAACCATCGAACCACCGGATTGGGTGGTGGAGGTGCCACGGGCATCGGCAGTGCTTACATAGTCGATTGCACGGCGCTCAACCAGGTCGTAATAGACCTTGGAGTGCATGCAAACGGCAGTCAGCTTGTCGCCTTGATCGCCCAGCAAGGAGCGAGCTTCAGCAACGTGACGTGGGCTGAGCACAGTCGGGGTGTCGGCAGACTCACCATCAATGGTCAGACCAAAGAAGGCGGCGGAGGAAGTGGTGGTGCCCAGGGTGCCGAACACGCCCTTGAGGCAGGACAGCAGATCCTTCTGACGCTGGTTGGCAACGTAATCAGCCACCTTGGCACCAATGGCAGCCATCGGGTCCGAACCGGCTGCAAGCGCAGCAAGATCACGAGCCTCGAAGGCACGCCCACGGTGAAGGATCACGCCAACTTGCTTGTCAGCAGTGATTTTGCCGGGGGTCAGGGAAGAGCTGTCAGACAGCACTTCAAAATCACCTGACAGGTTTGCCTTCCAAAAAGGCACGTTGATGAAGTCACCGCCCTCGGTAGCGTTCAACTCCGCCATCGGACGCACAACACCGCTAGCCAGGAAGGCATCGCGCTGGGTGGTCTGTTCGATGACATACGGGGTGAACACCTCGGGAACGATGATGTCCGACCGAAGAGTCGCCATCGTTTTAATCCAAAAGTGTTTGTAGGTATGGGCGCAGCCCTAACCAGCGCAGCCGGTTGACGACATATTACCGGCTGGCTTGTGCTTTTAGCTTTTCATACAAGTCACGATCAGTTCTAAACAACCGTGATTGTTCAGTCAGGTTGTAGCTTTCGGGTGCAAAGGGATTTGCAATGCCTGCTGGGATCTCGCCGGAGCTACGCCCGATAGGTGCGCCACTGCCTTGCGGCTTCGGTTGCTTTTGCATCCAGAACGGCAGGGTTTTTGCCCATTCCTGTACTGGTGTGCGCTGGTAACCGTCAACCACGACCACGGTGCCGTCAGGTTCCCGTTCGATTTGATCGGGTGACAGCTTGGTCTTCATGATGAGGTCAGGATCATGAACGATGTCAGCCAAGGCGCTAACAGCAGGCGTTAGCAGCTCAAGTTCCCGCACACGGGACTCTAGTTCTGCAATGCGCTGGTCCTTTGCCGCCGTCGCCTCACGGTATTGCTGCTCCAGAGCCTGTCTGGCTTCGGAGTATTTGCCTTGAGATTCAAGCTGTTGTTGCTCGACTTGTCTTTTGAAATCAAGCAGCTCTTGGACGTTGATTCCATCAGGCACTGCTTTTGCCTGCTCGACTGCTTTTTTGTACTCATCCAGAAGCTCTGCATTTTTGCGGTCCATCGCCGCCAGTCTTTTTTGCAGTGCTTCGACTTCCTGTGAAGCATCAAAAGCCGCAGGCTCTTGTGCTTGTGTTTCGTCTGACATGAATAACCCGCAGGGTTTTTGCGGTCCTACATTAGTGGTTAGTAACTGGTGATGTCAAAACGGGAATGGAACACGCCATTGCGTGAACCTTGGAATCCCCTGATCCACCAGTGCCTAAAGGCTATTGATCGTCATACAGCGTTATACCTTGAAACAGGCAACGGCTGGCACGCTGCCAAAGCACAGGAGCTGCGCTCGTACGTTGCTGAGCTTAAAGATTGGATCTTCCTGCAGGAAGACAGGTGATCACCACTTTTCCTTGTCAGCCCAGTATGCCGCTGACATCTTGCCTTTGGCGATGTTCTTGGCATGTCGCGCTTTAAACGATGCCCTTCTGGCTTTGTCTGCTGCTGACTCTCCTTTTTGCGCTGGTGAGCCTGACACGCCCTGCTGACCGAAACGGATGAGCTTCACCTTGTCGCCTTCCTTGGCGAGAACAGCATGAGAGCTTTTCGGATGCTTTGGCGTCCGTTTGGGCTTGTTATACCCCTCGAACTGCTCGCCACGGTAGGTAATCATTTCCGCTTTGGCGCAGGGCTTAACTCTGACCGCTTCTTCAGCACCGGATTACCAGTGCTTTCAGACTTGATCGCAACCACTGGATCATCAGCAGTGCCAAGACGGGTGACGGTGCCACCAGTCGGACCCTTGATGGAATGAGAGCCTGCACCAGGCGTACTGGTCACGATGCCATAGGTGCGGGCACCTTGGTACAACCAGCTCACACGATCACCGCGCTTCACTTCTTCTTGCCTCCCTTCTTGCCAGGCTTGGCGAGACCAGCTTCGCTGAGAGCAATGGCAATCGCCTGTTTACGGCTTTTTACCTTGGGTCCCTTTGCCGGTCCCGGTTTGCCGCTTTTTAGCGTCCCCGCCTTGTACTCCGACATGACCTTGCCCACTTTCTTTTGCTGCTTTGACGTTGCCTTTGCCATTGATCGGCTCCACCTGCCCTAATGCTAGGCCGAACTTATTGCGCCATTGCAGGGTGCCATCAGCCAGCCTGACCTGACGTGCAAGCACCTGTTCGCCGTTGAGGTTAATCGTTTGGAACTCTTGGTTTGACATTGGGGTAACGTCGCTTGAGTTGTTCCAAGGTTAGTTCGGATCCATCTTCCCTAACGAAACGCCGTAACGCATCATTCGGTCCATACCTTTTTGCTAGGTAGTTGAAGTACGGCGTCTTGCTGCCAAAGACCTGCTCCTTTTTGGCTGGGTTATCCATCAGCCATTCGCCATACGTCTGACGCAACTCAGCATCACGCGCTGCAAACCCCTTGACGATTGGCACCCGCATTGACCTGCAGTTGAAATGCAGCGGCGGTTGTGGACCTTCACCCCATTTGTAGACCTTGCCATCAAGTGAGCGGCAGATTGGTGAAGTGCGTGTATCGAGGATGGCGGTGTAGCGATATTTTCTGGTGGCATCAGGGTTTGCGGCTGCTACCTGCTGCATTGCTGCATCCGATACCTGCGTGATGCTGCTACGCACAATGGCGCGGATCTGGTTGTCCGGCATTGAGGTCAGCAAGCCACCCTGCTGGATGATCTGCTGTGTGGTTCCAAGCTGTTCACGGTTTAACCTGCCGCGCAAGCGACGCACAATGCTGTCGGTTGATTCGCCAGTCAGAAGCCCGTTGCGGACTGCTTGACTGAACATCTCAGCTTGTTTGGTGCCGATGTTTTCAAACGCCTTGCGGACTACTTCACCATTGGGCAACGTCAAAGTGGCACCATCTGCAACCGTGATCCGTGCGACAGCAGTTCTGGTTGCACCTGGCAGTTGATCGCTCAGAGAGACGATTCCAAGCTGCGTCGGATCAGTGGTGACAACAGCCTGAGCAAACTGCGGGCTGATTTCCACCGTGCGAACAACAGTGGGCGATCCTGCTGGCAATAAGTCTTGCAGTTGCTGGCTCATGAAATCTGACTGCAGGACTGCCAAGCCCTGCAGCTCCTGCGCCATCAATGCCGTGCTTTCGCCGGACCAAGTGGAGAGTGATTCTTTGAGCTGCGCGAGGATCGCACGCAATCGTGCTGCTGTCTGCGTTTCTGGGTCAAGCGTGGCAAGCCTGTCTGTCGCATCAAGGATCACATCGTTGTAAGCCCTGATAACGCGCCGTGCGACACCGTTGCTGTAACGGTTCAGGTCAATGGCATTACGAAAGAACTCAGCGTGCTGTGTCATGACACCAGCCCTAATTCTTCGGCGGAGCAGGGTGACATGACCATCACATCAGCACCGGCACGAAGACAGCGTTCCACCAAGCCATGCAAGACGTACTCAACATGTTCGACGCCGTATTCAAGCTGCATCTCTTCGACCTCGTATTCCTTGCCGTTACGAAACCAGGCAACACGAACGACAGCATAAACCGACTGTTCTAGCTGATGTTGAATGATGTTTAGCTGTTGCTTGCGTGGCTTTGAAGCGCCCATGACCAAGCCTCCTGCCACCCAATCATGTTGGCATCTCATCCTCGTCTTCTGGCTCAGCAGACTCTTCTGGGATTGAAGCCAACGCACGGGATTCAGGTGCTGCCATTTCGACGTAACCACCAGCTTGAGTTGACTCAATCTCCTCTTCAACATCAAACTCATCACCAAGCACCTCGCCTTCATAAAGCTGATCGAGCAGTGTTTTCTGGGTGATGGTGCCAGCGGTGTAGAGCTGTAGGAGTGCTTGGATTTCTTGCGGTTCAAGGCGTGTGCCAAGGAAGTCGCGGTTGACGTAGCTGCTGCCAACTTCCTCGATATTGAGGTAGTGGGCATGGTGGGCAAGGCAGTTATCAATCAGGTCTTGCATGTTCTGTGCAATGACCATCATCGTGCTGTCACCCTGACTGCGGTCGATGCGCTTGGATTCAGCAGTTTCAGCGGACAGCTTTTGACCGAGCACAGCAGACAGCCCTAGCTCATTGATCTGTGAAGCAAGCTGATCGAGGCGACGGAACTGCGAATCAAAGGCGCTGCTAGGCGGCGCGATATATTCTGCACGCCCTTCTGCCGGGAAGCTGATCGCTTCACCAGGACCGGCTGAGACTTCCTCAGCAGAGCTTGGGAAACCAAAGAAGGCAAGCATTGGCACTGCACTGATATGCAGTTGGTTGTCAAGATCAGATTGGACCTGATACGCCTTTAGGTTGAGATTGGCGATGTCCTCCAGCGGCGGGCGTGACTCCATGAAGTTCACGCGATTGGAATATGCAACGGCAAACGGGATGTGATCCATCGTGGTAGTACCACTGTCATGGATCACGAATTGCCCTTTGGCGTCATGACGATGGATCTCAAAAGCACCAGGCGTTAGCACTCGTACCTGCTCGACTTCCTTCTCGCCGTAGTCACCATCTGGAACGATGACCTTTTCAAGTAGGCGAAGCTGTGTGACCTTTTGTGCGCCATCAATTAACTCAGTGCGCCAGCCGAGGATCTCACGCGGGGTGTAGGTCACCCAGTAAGGACGACCAAGCTCACCAGCAGCAGGAGCATCGACCAGGACACCGATGTGCCCATAGCGAACCATTTTCCTAGCTGCTTCATAACACCAAACGTTCAGGTCATTGCCCTGAAGGTCAACGTCAAAAAGCTGTTCGCGTACAACGTCTGATACATCGTTGAGCCTGACCGGCTTGCGGGTCAACATGCCAGCCAGCATCCGTTCAAGGCGCTGGTAATAAGGCGGGCAAACGGAACGTGCCAGGCGGTTGTCGTAGGACTCGTCCAGCTCCCTTGGTTCTTGCGGGAGGTAACGACGATGGCGACGGCGTAGTTCGTAGGTGCCGCCTACTAGGTCTTCGATCAGGATCCAGTGCGGCTCTTGATTACGCCAAGCAGCGTTAGGGTCGTTGACCTTAGCGACGCGAGCGGTCAACTGGCGATCGTAATGATTAAAGCCGCTGTACACGTCCCTGCTTTCTCAGCTTTTCTGCATTGTAGGTAACGAGGCTAGTAGATCCTGATGCCTGTGCCCTTGCCGGCTTGCTTGTACATCGGGTTGAACGCACCAAGGATCAGGTAGCCCAAGCCATCAGTCCAGTGTTCGATGCCTGCTGACTTGTCGATCACGTAGTCATCAGCCCCTTCTTTGTAGCAGACGTTTTTAAGAGCCTTGATCGTGTGCTTACAACGTGGATGAACGAAGAGCCTGAGCTGACCATCAGCAGTGCGGATCATCCAGTTGGTTGCGTTGATCTTGTCTTTTACTGCCCAGGGTGCTTTGGGGCTGATGCATTGGAAGCCGTAACGGCGGATGATGTCGTGGTCAGTGCGACCCGCTGCAGAAGTCTTGCGGGCGCTCCCTGTTGGATCTGGATACGCAATAAGATGCCGGTCCGGGAATCGTTCCTTGAGGAGTTGGCAGACTTCATCGGTATTGGATTGTTTTACAGCAAGTTCATCCCAGATGTGCACAGTATCACCGACACGAGAAGCCAGAACACCAGCCATGACACCAACGTTAAAGTCAGTTCCCCAATAGATTTCTCCTCCGGTGTCTTTGACATCTTCAGAGATGTTGTCATCGCTGAAGTCAGGGTAGACCCGTCCTGCGAGGGTTTCGAAGGAGGCTAGGTATTCCTGACGGAAGGTGCGTTCGTCGAGTGTGCGACGTGCTGCTTCAATTTCTTCAGCAGGGACGTTGCCACCTTCAACGGTGGTGTAGGAAAAGGTGCGCCAGTCTTCTTGATCTTGCGCTTGCTCCCATAGATCGTGAAACCAGTTGAGTCCTGCTGGTGTGGTGATGAACCAGGCGGGACCACCTTGATCTGAGAGTGCAGGGCGGAGAACCATCTCCCATGCTTCTTGCTTGACGTAAGCGGCTTCATCAACGATGAGGCTGCTGAGGCTAACGCCACGAAGGCTGTCGGCATTTTCTGCGCCTTTTAGGGCGATGATGCTTCCATTGGCAAGCTCGACGCTGAGTTCAGACTCGTTCTTCTTGACGTAGATGTCTGACGGGACCATGGCGCGTAGCTGCCGCCATGCGATCTGTTTGGCGGACTTGTAGTTCTGAGTGACGTACCAGTTAAGGCTGCCTGGGTTTTGGATCCCCCATGCGATCAAGCGAGCGATGCAGAGGTAGGTTTTACCAAAGCGACGACCAGAGCACAGGAGCTTGAAGCGTTCAGGCGATTCCCAGACTTCACGTTGCGGTGCGGTGAGGCTGCCGTAAAGATCATTGGCAAGTGGTGACCAGTCAACTTCCGTGCGAACCGGAACGGGTTCAGCAAGGATCGAACCACCAGGACATTGGTTAAGGATGCTCACGAACAGAGCTGCGCGAGTTTGGCGGCAGTGTTGATGGCACCAAGGGCGATGTGATATTGCCCAGCCCTGCGAGCCTCCATTTGGAGTGTGGAGCATTGGGAGAGCAGATCAGCGATCATTTGCGGTCGTTCAATGTCCCAATCTGCTCGCAGTTGCTGGCGAGCGAGTTCTAAGTATTTGTCGCAAGTACGATCACTGACCCCCCAGTTTTCGGAGGCGTAGCGAATGCAGTCCGATCGTCTGCCGCCGTTGGCAATGATACGGGCGAAGCGTGCGACCCGCAGTTCCGTTTCAGGTTTTGTGGTTCCTCTGGCAGCCATCAGAAGGGTACGGGGACTTGTTCGAGGTCTTCAGCGGGAGCGAATTCTGCAGGTTGGCAGACGGCGGTTTTGCCGGTGAAGTCTTCCCAGCGTTTGACGATGACATCGCAGTAGGCGGGGTCAAGCTCCATGAGTCGCGCTTTGCGGTTGATGCGTTCGGCGGCGATCATTGTTGTACCGGAGCCACCAAAGGAATCGAGGACGATATCACCCTGCTTGGTGGAATTATTGAGCTGATATTGGAACAGCTCAACTGGTTTCATGGTGGGGTGCTCGCCGTTCTTTTTGGGTTTATCGAACTCGAGGAGAGTGGTTTGCTTGCGGTCTGAATTCCAGAAGTGGCTTGCGCCTTCAACCCAACCATATAGACAGGGTTCATGTTTCCATTGGTAATCTTGGCGTCCCATCACGAGTGAGGATTTTACCCAAATAAGGCATTGGCGGATTTGCCAGCCGATGTCATGGGCAGCGCCACGGAAGTTATAGCCCTCAGAGTCAGCGTGCCAAATGTAGAAAGCAGCACCAGGGCGAAGGGCAGTGGCTGCTGTGGCATAAACATCGCGTAGGAACTGACGGAAATCAGCGTCCTTCATGTTGTCGTTCTGGATTTTAAGACCAGTTCCGCCTTCGTAGTTGACGTTGTAAGGGGGATCGGTGAGCCAGAGGTCGGCTTGTTTCCCATCCATCAAGCGTTTCATGTGTTGAGCGTTGGTGGAGTCCCCGCAGAGAAGACGGTGATTGCCGAGGATCCAGAGGTCACCGAGTTTAGTGATTGGATCGGCGGGGGTTTCTGGAACGTCGTCAGGATCAGTGTTGCCCCCTTCAGGGTGTAGTTCAGCGACATTAAGCAGTTCGTCGAGATCTTGTTGAGTGAACCAAGGTTCGATGTCGTGCTCTTCGGAGAGGCGATGAAGCATCTCTTGATCCCATTCACTGAGATCAGCGGTGCGGTTATCTGCAAGAGCGAGACCGACCTTTTGGTCTTCGGATAAACCAGTGCGGCGAACAGCGATAATTTCGTCGCCTTCGGTTTCGATGATGCGAACGTTTTTAATGCCAGCGGCTTTAGCGCCTTCGATGGTGCCATTGCCCGCGAGGATACGATTGTCTTCATCGATGACGATGGATCGAGCGGCACCGTAGCGCTGCAGGGATTCTTTGATTAGCTCAGTGGAGCGATCAGTGCGACGGCGAGCGTTTTTATGGTCTGACTTGAGGTTATTGATTGAGGTCACAGACCCTACGCGTGCAAACTTGCAGGGATCGTATCAGTTTTAGCTTAATTAGCAGAAGAGCGTAGCTGGTTGATCTTGGGTTCGACAAGGTGATGTGACGAAACGATGCCGCAGTTGCTGCCAACGCAGACGCGAACGCAGCCATCAGGCAAGTTTTCCAAGGTCGGTTGGACGGATGTAGCGGCTGATTCGACCAAGTGGTTCAGGCGTTGACGGGGGCTGTGGGTCATTGATCTGGCGGTAAAGGGCGAGGTGGTAGTCATCCCACAGGTTGAGAAGGGAACTGATCTGCTGGTTGGTTGGCTTGCGTTTTGTCATGGATGGAGCAGAGAACGGCAGCGGTGATGGCTTCGACGATGGGACGCGAGCAAGAGCCTGAGGCAGCCCTGAGAGCGGCTGTAACGGCTTTCTGGTATTGCCTAAGGGTTAGGGGCGCAAGAGCGGGTTTCGCGGCTTCAAAGCCCACAGAGGGGTCTCCTAGCGCACGCAAGCGCATAAGGGTGGAGCGATCCATGCCAAGGGCTTGTGCTTGGCGGGTGATGTGAGCGTTTTCTTCGGCGGTAAGACCGACTTTGACGGGGGTGCGCTTTTCGCTCATGTCAGAAGGGCAATGGGGTTTCGGTTGGTTCAGCGATGAAGTCACGCGGATCCGTGACTTGGACCTTGGGGTCAGGTGCCACGTCACGCAGAAGGTTGCGGTATGCCTGCGGGTTGACATGCCCTGGTGGTGGGCTGTCGAGCTGATCGATGGTGCAGCGCCCTGCAGCGATTATTCGCTTGAGGATGTCGCGTGCACCATCTTCTGTAGAGATGCGTTTCAGTGCCATCAGTTAAAAGCCTCTTGACGTTGCTTTTCTTCTTCCGCCCATGGGTGCCGTACCCAGCGCCCTAAACCATGAGCGCCTGCAGCGCCGGGAACGGGCGGGCAGTACGTGCAGTAGTAGCCCTCGTTGTCATACATGCCGATGGCATGGTCGGATGCAACAGGGCTGTAGTGAAAACGTGCTTCACCTAATTCGGTTTCAGCGAACATTGGTGAGGTAGCAATGCGGTAGACGCTTTTGGGCGAGATGCGTTCTTTGTTGTCGAAGACTTGATGAACGCACTTCCCGCGATTGGCGTAGTCGTAAAGAGGAAGCATCAGAAGACGTAGGTGGCATGGTTGATTGCTTGTTGCCCTGCCGGTCGGTCGGCAACGGTGGCGTAACGCTCATCGCGCAGCCAACGGAAGCAATCAGGCAGTGGGCTAATGAAGGCATCACCAGCGGCTTGCTGGTGCTCGATTTCAGTTTCGAGGGCTTTGACGAGAACAGCTTCGGTTTCGGTCCGGATGGTTTTCTGCCACTGCGCGAGGGCTTTTGGCTTGGATTGGGAGGTGGCGCGGATGGGCGCGGAGAGGTACAGCTTCCAGAACCGCTCAAAGGCTTCGCTGCCTTTGGCGTGTGGCTTGCGCTTGGGCGGTTCGGGGGTGAGTTCAAAAAGCTCTTCTGACACGGCTGCAAACCCCGTTTGCAGCTTTAAGTGGGTTCTTGTTATGGGTTCTTGTTCTTGGGTTCTTGTTAGTGGAGCATTTTTGCTCCGGGTAGGTGGGGCATTTTTGCTGAGGGTACCCGGAGCATTTTTGACCTGGGTCATTTTTGACCTGGGTTCTTTTTGCTCCGGGTGGTCAACGCGGATGTGGTAGATCGTGGTCTGCCCTGGGCGCAGCTCGACGGCTACCCAGTCGGTCTTGACCAGTTCTGACAGGCAGCGTTGAACGACCTTTTCGCAGATGCCTGTTTCACGTGAAATTGTCGGGACTGAAGCAAAACAGCCGTGCGATGAATTCCAGCCGTGGCGATGCAGGCAGGCGTAAACGCCCCAGATTTTGTAGTCAGGGTGCATGTCCATCAAGCGGTATGGGACGACAGCAAATCCGCTTGATTTGATCCTTAGTGCCATGTACAGTTGCGGTGCGTTTGTGCATTGAGCCTCCGGTCACTGCCGGGGGCTTTTTATTTTGCTGCCGCCTGGGGAGCCTGCAAGGATTTGAGCTCGCGCAACTCAACGGCTTCTAGAAGAAGCTGATTGACGAAGCCTTTACGAGTCAGATGAGTGGGCTGAATGAGGTCAATGCGACTGAGGATTTCATCCGCGATGCGGATGGTGACACCCTTTGAAACTGTCAGTGGCATGGTTGGAAAAGCGCCGAAGCCGCGCTACTGTAAAGCCCATCCGCTGATTTGGCAACCTTGCTTGCGCCCATCGAAGGACTCCAATTTCACCCGGAACTGCATCGCTACTGCTTCCACGGGCGCTGGCTGCCGTTCAGCGTCTCCCGCATCGCCAGCCCTGCCAGTCCAGAAGCGGAGGCACGCTTCAAGCAGACGCAGCACATCTGGGAGCCTCGCGGCAATGCCGTGCATGCTTTCTGCGAAGCCCTGCTGACCGCCGAGGCGCTGCCAGCTACTGACTACGACGAGTGGACGGAGCCGCTGCAGGACTGCTGGCTGCTGCGCGACAGCGAGGTGCTTGCGGTCGAGTATCGGCTTTGCGACGCCCGGAAGGGCGTTGGAGGTAGCTTCGATTTCTTGGTGAAGACCAGCAACGGCAAGGTGGCGCTAGGTGACCTCAAGACCGTTGGCAGCGATTCAGCCGTGAGCCAGCGCAAGCCCGCAACAGCGCAACTTGGAGGCTACCTTTCGATGCTGATCGACCATCATCAGCTCAACGTGGACTGGTGCTACACGCTGGTGTCTGGTCCTGGACGTTGCCGGGTGATCCAAAGCGAGCCGGACGAGTGCCTTGGAGCTTGGGTTGATGCTTGGGATGTGTTCAAGCTGGATCACGCACCGTTCTGATTGACTTGGACTGGGAGGCAATTTTTCGCAAAAGACCCGACCTTGCTCCACTCGGTTTCGAGCAAGCGGTAGAAGCGGGTCAGCAAGTCAGCCAGGAGCGGTACGAACGCGTTGGCAAGCGGCGTGCAGGCAAAAGCTGCAAGACCAAGCCAAGCAGGTTTCCGGGGCTGAAGCACGGAACGGACTGATTTCGGCAAAGCTCCCAAAAAGCGCCAAATGGACTTGCCTTTTCACGGAAGGCGTGGCATCGTTCTCCCAAGGGCAAAAAACGCCCTATAAACGCCCATCTCGCAATGGGCGAAAAATGCCCCTCCTTCGATCCTGCCCCAATCTCAAAATGGACAACCCTTTCGAGCTTGTTCTAGTAACACCGCAATTAGCCGCCGAATGGCTAGGCATGAACGTAGAGATCAATCGATCCGTACGCAACGCCAAGGTTGCTGCCATCGCACGTGATATCAAAAACGGAGCTTGGCGTGTCACGCATCAGCCAATAGCATTCGACTGGGATGGAAAATTAATTGACGGACAACACCGCTTAAGAGCCGTTGTTAAATCGGAGACCCCTACAAGAATCTGGGTTTTCCGAGGACTTGATCCGCATTGCTTCACCGTTATTGATTCAGGCGCTGCACGCACGGCATCAGATGCCTTGAAAAAACATGGTGTAAAAAATACCGCTGCCGTTGCTGCGGGGGTCCGCCTTATTCTTAAGCATCAAAAGCCGCATCGCACATCTCGGCTTCATACCAAAAACTTCGCCAACTCAAATACCGAGATCGAACGGTACACGCTTGACAATCTTGAAGCTTGCAATGAGGCGGCGTCTTTTGCAGCCTCGGTCAACCGAGAATGCAGGCTTATCCGTTGCGCCTCCGCAGTTGGCTTCTTGCTTCTCTGTCACGAAAGGAACGATTCAGAACTGTTTTATGAAGCAATGCAGTTTTTGGGAAGACTTGCCATTGGAGCTGATCTGCCCAGAGGCTCGGTCGAACTTGCTTTGAGAAAATACCTTGAGAGCACGACTCCTAGAACTCACAATCTTAATAGCACCGACTTTTCTCTTGCGATTTTGATTAAAGCCTTCAATCACCATTTAACAGGCGAGCCGATGATTAATTTTAAGGCGGGTAGCCTTTCGCCATTCCCGTCGATTGGAGTAGAAGCATGAAAAAAATGACTCAACTAAAAATTCTGCTCACCTACGAACAGAAAACGTGGCTTGCCAAGAAAGCAGAAGAAGATGGGTCCACTTGTTCGGGAGTTTTGCGAGCCCTACTTGTTAGAGATATGAAAGAACAACGCTAACACGGCAACTTGAATCTAATTGCTTGAGACTTTCACATCAAAAACATCCAAGCCATGAAAGACATCACTATCGGCGCACCAGCCAATCGCCACGAAGTCGTCTACGAAGTTCAGTTCAATGCTGTGGAGCTTGACCTTCTCTACGAGCTGACCCGCGAGACACGGAACAACATCATGGCAATTCAAGGAGATCCAGAGCCGGGCTCTTGGACCGATAGCATCATTCAGCTAGACAAGAAGCTGACATCCATGTTCCACAAAAGGCACTGCTCATGCTGAGGCACAAGCTCCGAAACAACCCAGTCAAGTCCGTCCCGCCTGATCTTCTGATGGTTGGCTACCACTGGGAGAGCCTTCGTGAACGCTATTTCATCAAGCACAACCTGGGCGCAGAAGCCCTTGAAGCCCTAAAGCTGCGCCAGATCTATGCACGAAGGATCTGGGACGAATGCGGTATTCACATCCACGTCAACTGACCAACCACCATGACCACCACCAATTTTCCGAAATCAATCGAGGCACCAATCCTTCGCTTTTTTCATTCGCCTGTTACATGGGCAAAGGGCGTTAAAAATGGCGGGATGACCGCTGTTGTGAAACTGCCTGACGACCAGAACGCTGATGGATGGAATGACGTTCTTGTTTATGAGCCTGACAGCCCCGATGAAAGCTGGTGGGACTTGATCTCTCGTGGCACTGTGATTCGCGTCAGTATTCGTGAAGTTGCCAAGAATAGGCAGGATCTGATTGGCTTTGCGTTGCCGCTCAAAAACCAGCCTTCTGAACTGCAGGCACTGATCGCCAAGAAAAAAGCGGCTGAGCAAGAAGAGGTAACAGAGCCGTCAGACGGGGACAAGCTGGAAGCACAGCTCAAGGAAGACGTTGAAAAGACACGCCGCAACCAGCACTTGATCCATCAAGCAAAGCGCATTCAGCGGCTGATCCTGATGGGCGAATGGCTCGAAAAGAACGAATCTGCTCTGAAGTGCATTCAATCAACGATCTGTACTGCCGTCTTCCGTTGGTATGACGACAACAGCGATGAAGCTGACAGCACTGCTTTACACGAAATGCTCGATGCCCTGCACCTGCAGATGGACATCGTTCGTGAGCTGCGCCAAAGCTGCTGGTGCCCTGATACAGATTGCGACGATGCCCTTTACTACACCGATGCCAAAGGCAAACCTGTAAAGATCTTTGATCTCAACGAGGTGTCATGAAAGGTGCCAAGGCTCTGATCGCCTATCTCGCAGCACTGGTTACAGGCAAGCGAGATCTCGCCCCGATCATTGACATGCCACTCGATGACGAAGCCCGCGAGTACCTGCTGACGATGGAACTCGATTGGCAGATCGCCTTACTAGAACACTGCCTTACCTTGGCGCCTGGCAAGTATCGCTACTGATCTTGGGGCATTGAGTAAGGAGTTCTACAGGTCCTTTTAGCTGCTGCCTGCGTAGGGGATGCCACTGGTCGGGCTAGCTGGTGGGAGGACATCTCAAGCGCAAGAAGCTCAAAGGTTCCCATCGAGGACACGGTGTAGTTCCAGGCAACGAAAGGAGCCCCCATTGGCACCGTGTAAGCAGCTTCGCTCATGTAAGTCCCCAATCTTTCTTTTCCTGTGCAATGAAACGACTTTTCTTTGCAGCATTGCTGCTGTTCAATTCACCCGCACTTGCTCATCACACCGGCAGGGCTGTTCAGGCAACCGTCTATGACCCATGGTTTAACGGCAGGACGGCTTACTGCGGTAGCCGTTATCAACACTGGGGCATTAGCGCAGCGCATCCATGGCTCGAATGCGGCACGAAGGTGCAGGTCAGCCATAAGGGGCGGATGCTGATGGTACCGATCACAGATCGATGTGACTGCAACAGCATTGATTTGTCGGCTGGTGCCGCTCATCGGCTGGGCGTGCCGCTGGACGGGACGGCACGAGTACGGATCAGTTACTAAGCAACCAGGCAGCCGTGAACCGCAGCCTGATTTGAAAAGAATTGTTTCTGGGCTCAAAACGGCTTGCTTTTGGAGCCATTTTGGGTTATAGTTGGTTCATGAGGCAGGAGCCTCACCGCACATCGCGTCCTACATCATGCTTCCCCTTTCACCTCCTGACGAAATCGGTCTCGATTACCAAGACGAGACCCGCATGGCAGAAGATCTCGCAGATCTGTTCAACGATTACGTCTCCGAAGAGCTTGTAGACACGCTCTTTGAGATGGCAAAGGAAGTCATCGAGCGTCACACAGGCTTTGAAGCCGAAAGCTCACAAGCCTTTGACATCGCTATGGACCTGATCCATCGCGTCAAAGTCGTCGCCACCAAGTAATCGCCATGAACGACAAACTCGCCAACATCGCCTGTCTCCTTATCGCTGCTGCAACCTTTGCCTTTATCGGCATGGACGCCACAGCACATCACGGCTTCACTCACAGCGGCACCCAGCCCAACACCATCGTCAAAGGCAGCAGCAAATGACAACCATCACAATCACCACAGCTCAAGATCTGATCGACGCCCTGCTACAACTCCGCGAAGAACGCGCTGATCTCGACGCTAAAGAAGCCTTCCTCAAAGAACAGCTCGCAGGTGCTATCGCCCTTGGTGAGCTTGACGACTACGAAAAGGAAGACGGCGTCTTCCAGTTCAGCAACGCTAAGTACACCCGCTGTGAGCGCAGCACTTACAAGCTCAGCAAAGAAGCTGATCGCGCCATTCGCACAATCAAAGAACAGGACATCGATGCTGGACTTGCCCAGCGCAACGTGACAACCTACTGGAGACTGGACACCGCAGTTTGAACGACTCCGTTACCTTTCCCGTTCACGGGATCCCCGCTCCGCAAGGCTCAAAACGCCACGTCGGACGGGGGGTAATGGTCGAATCCAGCAAGAAAGTCAAGCCATGGCGACAGGACGTAAAGTTCGCCGCCATCGACAAAAAGCCCGACAACTGGGATACCACCGCCTCAATGTCACTCGCTGTGGTATTCCGCTTTCAACGACCCAAGGCGCATTTCAACAAAAGTGGTCTACGCTCGTCCGCCCCCTATTACTGCACTTCTGCTTCAACTGGTGACCTTGACAAGCTCCTGCGAAGCACCAATGACGCCTTAACTGGCACACTGTTTGACGATGATCGTCAAGTCGTCTCCATTAACGCCATCAAGCGTTATTGCGGACCTGATGAGCCACCAGGCGCGATTATCACGCTCACTGCGCTTCCAACTTCCAAATGACTTACCCCAACCTTGCGGGCGTCATCTCCAAAGATGATGTCTTCCGCAAAGGCACAGGCTCCTACGCCGCTGACTACGTTTCCTGGGCACGCATCGCTAACCACCTCCACGGCAACGCCGCAGGCTGGCAGATGCAGACCCGTCCAGCCCCTAACGCCGACAACCACGTTTGGCGTGCGCCTGACGGCACTGGTTATCTCGTCGTCTACTTCAAGCATGAAGACGGCATCGAAACCACTGATTTCGTCTATGCCATCACCGATAACCGCAACATGCCGGTTAATGGTGACAAGATTAACAGCCGCATGATCTGCGACAGCCACCGTCGCGCTCTCTGTGCTGCTGCTGCCTACTTCTTCTCCCTTGGTTACGAGCTGTGGGCACGAGAAGAAATCGAGGCTGCCAAAGGCGATCCTGAAGCGACTGTTGAGGTTCCTGCCGAAGACAAGCCAAAGCCCAAGGCTCCCGCTAGACCGAAGGCTCAGGCTCCAGACCTGACCGCAGAAGAGACGCCGCTGAGCGATTCTGATCTCAAGACGATCCGCGATCTCCTCAAGGAAGAGCCGGTCGTCAACAGGAACAAGATCATCAAGGCGTTCATGCAGGAGTTCAAGGTGCCGGATGGGGAACTCATCTCCACCCACATCACACTCCCCAAACATCTGCGGTTCATCCAGGAGCATTTATCTTCCTGACGCCATGACCGATGAGATGATGCACGCCCAGATGGCGGCTCTTTACGCTCAGCAGCGTGTAGATCTCAAACCATTGGATCATCTCGAAACCATCCTGCCGCCTCACCTTTGTGATTCCGTACGGCATTACGCCTCATCACGCGAATACACCACAAAGCAGGCTCTATCCCACATCGTTTCTAAGTTTTTCGGATCATGCTTCAAGTCACAGCCGTCGGCAATCTCGCAGCCGACCCTGAAGTCCGCACCGTTGGCGACAACGAAGTAGCGAACTTCCTCATCCTCTGCAACAAGAAGATCAAAGGCGAGGAGCACGTCTCTGCATTGCGTTGTGCAGTGTGGGGACCACGCGCTAAGGTCGTCGCTGATTATCTGACCAAAGGCTCGCAAGTCACCGTTACTGGTCAGGCTTATGTCGAGACCTACGAGACGAAAACCGGCGAGACCCGCGCCAACCTGAACGTTGCTGTTAACGACTTCACCTTGCCTCCTAAGCCAAGGGTTGAAACAGCCGACATGCCGTTCTAATGTCCTGGGGGGCTTGCCCCCCTTTTTTATGGGTCAATGTCCAGCGCAGTCAGCGACTATCTCAATCAGATCGGCAAGATTCCGCTGCTAACCGCTGCGGAAGAAATCGAACTCGGCAACGCAATCCAGCAGATGATGTCCCTAGTGGACAAAGCAGATCTCACCAAAGAGGAGCAACGGACTATTCGCATCGGTGAACGCGCCAAGAATCGCATGATTCAAGGCAACCTACGTCTTGTCATTCGCGTTGCTGGAAAGTACAGCAGGATGACGAATCGAATCACGATGCAAGATCTGATTCAAGAAGGCAACATCGGTCTGATCCGTGCTGCTGAAATGTTTGACCCGTCCAGAGGGTACAAGTTTTCAACGTATGCCTACTGGTGGATCAAGCAAGGCATCATGCGTGCCTCACAGATGCAGGATCGGATGATAAAACTGCCAAGCGGTGCGCCAGACGCCTTACGCAAAATCAAGTTTTACACCATCGAATACCAAAAGGAACACGGCAAAGTGCCAACCATTGAAGAATGTGCTGAACTGGTAGGACTGCAGCCTGACACTGTTCGCGCTTATCTTGCAAGCGCCGTTGATGCTGGGAGCTTGGACGCCAAGGCTAAGCACAAAGAAGACGATGCTAGCAGCATCATTGACTTGATTGCCTGTGACAGTGAATGCCCAGAAGACGAGCTGCTGCTTGACACTCAAATTGAAGCGGTACAGCAAGCACTGCCAAAGATCAGCAAGCGTGCGCAGCAGCTTCTTACCCTGCGCTATGGGTTGAACGGTCAAGAACCGTTATCAGGTCCAGCCATCGCAAAACAGTACGGAATGTACAGAGAATCAATGCGCCGTCAAATCGTCAACGCCGAACAGGAACTTAAAGCTGCCTTGCAAGGTGAACCGCCGGGAAAGTTGCAGATACAGAAGAACAACTCCAGCTTGATCTGGGGGTGGAGCTAGACCATGGGTGCGAATCGGATGGGTCCGCCCTGCCCTAACTGCGGCAGTCAAGTCACTGATGTCGTCTCAACGTTTCGAACAAAAGAACAAGACGTTGTGCGGTACAGGGTTTGCATTTCCTGTGACCACAGGTTTCATACCGCTCAGTACGCTGAAACTGTTGTGGTTTTAAGGCGCGACTTTAAATGGAGTGGTCGCAAAGTCACTCTGCTCAAAGAAGGTATCAGAAACATGTTCAACGCGCAACTTAAGCAGCATCCGTTATGAAACGTGAGCAGCTTTACTTACAAGGTGGCATGTCAGTCGAAACCGGCAAAGACTGGAACGGTCGGTTTTTCATCGCCTATGCACGTGGCGGCAGCGTCTTCCTGCGTGATCCTAAAGAAGTTAGATCATTCCTAAAGCTGCCTACCAAAACGCCTAGCCGCGAAAGCCTCGACTCATGGTTTGCTTCCCTATCACTATCAGACCAACAAAAGCACCTAGCAGCCAAAACACAGGAGCCAGGATTGTCCCCAGAAGCCTTGCAAACGGGTTTTGGTCCTGAGTGCCACCTGGATGAACAAGATCCCAATTACCAGACTCGCACAATAATCTGACCACTTCAGCAGCCCTCGGATCGTCGCTGTTCATCTCTTGAATGGTCATGGTCATCTCAAGCTCAGCAATATGACCAGTTGCCTGTCGCATCAGCTTTGTCAAGTAAGCGTTTTGCTTGACGAGCGAAGAGCACAGTCGGGCGACTTCTTTGGGGTCTTCACAATGAAGTACCGTTCTCGACTGGCTTTCTATTCGCAGTTCTTCCTCCACGGAAAACTCAACGACCATCCATTGTCCCCATGACATTGGCTTGAGGCATATCTCGCAGGGTAGCCCCATGAAACCACCTAAGCTAGAAAAGATGGTTACAGATGCGGGTATCCTGTACCGCGTCACTTATGCAGGCATGGTCAAAGACCATAAGCATGATTGGCAAGCAACCAGTCTGTACTGGCACTTATGCGAGTGCTACGTCCTGAATCTTGCTGCTAGACGCTATCAGTAATCCCAACGAATACGAGGTGCTTTGCTTGGGTCGTTACTGCCTGACCTAACGCCAAGATGGACAAAGCCTTTGCCAGCGCCGTAGCCCAAGCTATGCGCCCAGTGCTTATCACACCAGTCTTGAACTGTTCTAATGTTGGCTCCTGAAACGTAAAAATCGACAGCACCGCAGCCAGGCTTGTACAAGTGCTCCGAATCAGAAGCGCCACCAACTGCGCTATTGATCGCCGGTGGACGGTAACCGCTGGTGATGATGATCGGCTGATTGCCAAATGCAGTGCGAACCTTTTCCAAGAAGTTGGCAAGGTACAAAGCCACCTTGATCTGATCTGGACGGTCAAAACGCCTGCGCTCTTCTCGCAACGCAAACTCGCCAAGCGTGATGTTCGGCGTTAGGTGAGCACTGAAGGGTGCTTCAATGCTTAGGTTGGCAGTACCCGCAGGCGAAGCAGGCAATCCCTTACGCCATAGCTGACCTTCAGCTTTACGGCGTCGCAATAAGCCAGCTTCAACATTAGTGCCAGGATTGCGGTAAAGCTCCAGAGCAGCAGGAACTCCGATCCAATCCTTTTCGCGCAAGCAACGACTGATCGTCTCAAAGCCAGCAGAGCCATAAAAGCCACTGCCAAGGTTGTAGGCAAAGCTCACTAAAGCAGATTTCTGCTCGTCCGCCATTTCCTCCCAATGCGGGACGCTAGTGCGGAGCTTTTCAGCAATGCGATCAACCTCAAGTTCAAGAAGCATGTCAGCTTCAATGACCGTGATCTTGTCACCACGCTTAACTGCTATGCCACCGCTGTAGCGCGTGGTGCCGTAACCGATAGTCCATGGATCACCGCCGCTAAGCGGATCAGGATATGCCGAAAGATGGCAGCCTTCAAACTCTTTGATAAGAGCGATGCCAGCACTCAGATCAGCCTGTTTGCCAGCTTGGCTCCAAGTCAAAAACCATTGACGATCACGACGCATCGCAAGTTCATAGCCATTGATAGCTAAATCCTGCTGTAACTGCTGGATCGCAGCAGCTTGATGCGGGAGCCCTTTCCAGTATTTAAAGAGCTGTTCAAGACTTATTGGTGCAGGGTTGCTCATTAACGCTTAGGGAAAACCATTTTCAGCACTTTGACAATCAACTGCACCCAAGAGTTCTCCTTAATGGGCAGCAGCGTGATGATTTCGGAGCCAGCAGCAATGACGATGGCGATTGCAGCAGCGGTAGTCGGATCCATGATTCAGTAGCTGATGGATTAACTGTAAGAGTCCTAGCGTTGTCTGCCAACGATCATTTCAATCTGCCTGACGCGACCCTCCAGATCACTTAGCCGTTCCTTGCTGTCGTTCTTCAGTTCTTGAATGTCAGCCGCGACGGTGCTTACAGATTGATCGAGCTTTGCCACCTGCATAAATAAACCACCCAGACCAAGTACCGCAGCGACCAAAAGTGCTGGTATCGCTTGATTCCACGGGTTCGCTGCTTCTGCTGGTGCCGCAGGAACCGGCACCTCATCGTGATGCTCCATCGCAAGGTGCTGCCAGACCCATGCAGTGTAAAAGCGTCTATTTACCTAGTGGTGGCAGCTCTTTTAGTGGATCTCGACCGCCGTTGCAAATGGCAACAGCACGCCGGTAAAACACGCAATCAGTCTTACCCGCGAGTTCCAGCGCTTCCTTGATTTTGCGCCAGTTTTCGCGGGTGCGTTGATCCAATTCACTCAGCCTTTCGGCTAAGGCTAATCAAAGTTGTCAATACTGACATCATTACAGTGATCGTTCTGGCATCAACGTCGTTACAACCCATTGGCGTTGGGTCGATTGATTTCCCCTGTGGCGTGCCGATATACGCCGCATACCAAGGCCAAATACGCGGCAATACGAGAAATCTGCAGCTAGCCCATTGCCCTGCAGCCACGACAACAATGGTGGCTGAAACGCCAACGATCGAACGCCACAGCCAGGTGGGC